CTCCAGTAATAATTATCTGATATTCAGAATAATGCTCTCGAATATGCGCAGCCAATAAATCTGCAAATTGTTTTGCGTTGGTATCTTTTGTTACAAGTTCATCAAACACGCGCACTTGGCCGTACACATCCTGACAAAACGCGGCGGCGGGTGTTAATCCAAAATCAACGCCAATATGAATAGCATCGCCTTCTGTTGGGCCAAATGGCTCAGCGGCAACGTGCATTTTTTCTGAGAAGCCACGATAAACAGGTCTACCTGAGAATATGCGCCCAATTTGGTTTTGGAGCATGTTTCTGATCCAATCCCGCGTTTGGCCTTGCAGCAAATCACTATAATAGGTTTTATCTGTGAATTTGGCGTTTTCGCGGAGAGGATTAAGGTCATACCCCGTTAGTTCTCCGCTTGGCCCATATCTGTCGTGTACAGCTGGCGGCTGCTGAAAAAACTCCCAATTGTCTGGTTTTAACAAGGTCAGCCTGTCATCTTCGGTCATCCAATCTGGAGGCTCGCTTTGCCCAGACATAATAGACCACCAATGTTCTTCGTGAGGCGCGTTAGTATCCATAAACACACAGGATCGAGTAGGGCCACCTTCGATCATTCTAGGATAACGCTTAACGCGAGATATAGCTGCGGTTACAATTTCTCTGGATAATTCACGCGCCTCATTTAACCAAATAAATGTAAATTCAAACGAGAGCAACTTACGCACATCTTCATCACGATCTAATGCCAAGAACCAAACCTCGGCTTCTAAATCTATTTCTGGAACCCGTATTGTTTGGCGAAATGGCGCTCGCCATCGCACAGGCCCAAAATCATTTTCTGGCAACCAATCCAACCACGTTTTCATAGTAGTGGTTTCTAACTGCGGAGTGGTGTTACGAATAACGCCCACCCTTACTTTGCGCGGCCCTGTTCTCTGTCCTGTCTTTAAATCTATAGAACGCTCTTGCCCAAGCATTAAACGCAAACATTCTATAACGCAGCACACAGATTTACCTGACCCAATCGGGCCTTGTATGCCGCGCACAAAAGCATTTGAGGACATAAAATCTACAATGGTTTGTCCGTCAGGCGTGTAATTTACATCAACCAAACAATTACCCCTATTGCTACGGACAAAAACGCAGCGTTTATTGCTGAGAAAGTAATAAGTTGTTTTAAGCGTTTGCTATCCGCTTTTTTTAACATCATTTGCTGGTAGGCTATATCCGCTGATGTCTGCTCTATTTTATTAGAACGCAGTTGCGTTAATGCAGCGTCTATCCAATCTACCTGTTCTGGCTGTAGTTCAAATGCCGCATTAAAATGTTTAGCCACTTTCAATCTGTCCTGTAGTTTTAATTCTTTGTGCATGGCAGCGCACTCCTATTTTTAATTGTTTTTTGTGCATAGCAACGCACCCCCTATCTTAAGCCGTTTCTTGCGGCTGTACTTCTAACCCTGCGCAGTTCCTTTTTCTGCGCATCCGACAATGTTGCGGTTATTTTCTTAGGCGCACCACGCGTGACATCAACTACGTGCTTTGCCTTCCTCACACACCAATATCCGTCTAAATCAAAAAATCCTCCTCCCACTTTAAATAAGCATCCCCGAGGAACCCGATCCACTTTCGCTTTGCTCTGCAAACCAGACTTGCGAGGCTCTATTTCCTTCTCAACTATATTACGAGAAACCATCATACGATCCCCGCGCAACGAAACAGGCGTAGGCTTGGGAGGCACAATACTAGACACAGTCTTTGGCTTAACTCGCTCAAAAAAACTCATCCAACCCTCGCAAACGGACTATCAGACAATCGCGCAGCATCACGCCGCTGTTCAGCAATCTCAACATGCTTAGAACATACCCACATCCGTCCCCTGCGATGCTCAGGTATCTCGGACACAATCCCGCCGTAACCAATCCCAAATGGCGCTGGAGCAGAACAAACAAAACACAAATAACTCTGAGGCTGCATTATATACGTGCTGGTCGGGTCACTAGGGTATCGCTTCATCGTTTTTTCCCCTACCCCCCTGTACCACCTCATTGCTAACGGGAATTTGCTGCAAACTTTCCGCTTCACCTTCTATCACTATGCCTGTGTCACTCGTGTTAAGATTAATTGAGATGTTCACCTCACGTCCTGATGTATCATTGCTCGCAGCCTGTACCTCTTGGCTGTTGTACCCAGCCCTGTCTAACAAGTCCGCTGCTGCTAACTGCCTGACGTTCTCGCTTCGTGCAGATGTGGCGAGGTTCAGCATGGTCTGTAGGCCCACTCTGGCTCCGTCAAGCAAGTGTTGCCTAATTGCCACTTGTAACCCCGCTCTCCCTCTATTGCTTCTCAGGAAGTGCGAACATGTTGATCTTCCAGAATAACCTGCTTGTTTAGCTATATCCTCGATGTCGAGTGTGCTTGTTGCACGTAGCATAACCGCATGCGTCTGTCTGGCGTCTAATTCGGTGCCATCAGGTAGTGTTATTGGGGATACTTCATTGGCAGAAATAAGATCATTCACGTCGGGTTTATGTCCATTTGATTGGGCAAATCATGTGCCGCGTCGGTGCTCATTGTTGTCATCATCATGCTTCTTCTTCGGCAATCAATGGTGTGGGCTACCGCCCCCCAGACCCCCGATAGAGAACAGCGTGAGCTTCTCGAATCATCGTGTCAATTGTGTTTCTATGCAACAGGTGGGGTTATTTGCGATAAATCGTACTAAATGTGGACAATGACCGTTGCTGGTGAAGGAACGAGCGGATTTCTAGTTATTACTATTTAGACGTTAGCTTGTAGACTCGATCACTGGTCATTGCGGGAACAGTTGTACAACCGTGTACAACCAGATTGCACTTGACACATTAACGATCCCGCGCGTCTGTCATTTGACCAAATCACCCCTTTGAGGGGCGAGTTTGTTCATACAAGATTCAAAGGCCATCTTGTAGATCTGCTAAGCCTACCCCAGCGAACCAATAACCCGAATATCAATCGTGCAAGCACGCGGCCGCTCCCCGCTATGGCCGCTATGCCGCGATCCAAATGAGCGGACTAAAGCCGCTACATTAATTTGGATCTTATTCGGCATGACTTGCTGTTGGCTCTGTCAGCGTCCTTATATACATTTGTAAATCATGCTGCCTCAAGGCCCACGAAATGCATTTTTAGTTTTAGCTACATTTCTGCTCGCTAAACGCGACTCACCCAAAACCGAAGAAAAAATGACGCTAAGTCAAACGAGTTGACTTGGCATCATTTGCATTTTGAGTGTTTTGGATTCGGGCATGACCCGTGATTTATCAAAGTATCTCCTGTGGGACGTTCTTAGGGACATTTAACTCAAAGGAGAAAACTATGACTAATTATCATTCAAAAGCTTTTACCGATCTCGACGCGGTTATCGACCAATTGGACTACTGGTACTTGGATGACGAGCATGACTACAATGTTCCTCTTGTCTTTAACAAAGCCGTTAAGCTTCCAAGCACTAAAGTATCCGTAAAAATGGAGGATATAGAAGAAATAGAATTTTGAAGTGCCCTTATCAGGCTCTTCACCGAGTAAACCCCTGAAGGGGTTGACACGGCTCATCGCTCTGATGGGCCGTTTTTCGTTTTAAAAAGGAGAAAATAAAATGACTAAACTTACAAAAGCTCAAATGGAAAAAGAAATCACTGATCTTAAGCAATCATGTCATCTTTTAGAAATACGCAACAATGCTTTGAATGAGGAATGTAATCAATTGTCAAACCCCGACAATGAAATGCTTATTCGTTCTTTGGTTATGAATTTTTTATTCGAAGGCACTGTATGGGATAGCGATGAACGCCGTGAGGTTTTGGGCAATCGCGTACAGTTTGAGCAAAAAGGTTTTGCAATGTCTTTATGCAGAGGCATTAATTACCAGCGTAATAGCCTTGCTGTTAGATATGAACAGCGTGTGCAAGAATTAAAAACAGCCTATCGCCAGCGTGAAAGTGTTAAGGGTGGATACGCTTATGAACGTGCCACCAAGTACCGCAAAAACGTTGAGTTTGCTCTTAACGAAATGGAGCGGTTACTTAACGCTGCCGTTACAGTTTACAAAGACGTAACTGGCGAGACATTTGACATCCAAGCACCCGAGTATCGGGATAATTCAGCCCTTCTAAAAACTGAAAACACCAAAATGGATGAACGTCAGGAACAGCGTCTTGCTATCGCCGATGCTGAAAACGCTGATTTGATAGCGGAAATGATGGCTGATTCAGATCAAAAAATGGAACCTGTAGCAAATAAGGTTCAGGATTATTTGGATTCAATTCAAGATCCACATTATCAAAAAGATCCACGTTTTACAGACGGTGTTAGCACCACTGAGAACGATGAAATCGACATTGCTAATGGCACAATCAACGATGATATTCTTGACGGTAAAGGATACACTATCAACGATTACGACAATGCAATGTTTGATAGAAAAACAGGATGATTCCGGCCCCTAAACTGTCGGACTTGCTAGGGGCGATCTTGCTCCTAGCATGGCTATTCATAGCTTTAAGTAGCGAACCGTAGGAACCGCAGCTTCCCGTAAAAAGACCAGGATTTTCGTACCTCAATCTTGGTCTTTTCACTAGCGTTTTCTACAAAAAAACCAAACAATATCAATAGCGGCGACCGTTGCGAAGGCAACGCAAGCGCTACATCTGGGAGATATTATGATATACGAAAAATGGACAAGTGATCGCGTAAAATTATTAAAAAAATATTGGCGCGAAGATCTCATGTCAGCAAGTCAAATTGCTGAAAAATTGGGAAATACATCACGAAATGCTGTGATTGGCAAAATTCATAGAATGGGAATTTCTGCTCGAGAAACCCCTCCCCATCACAAAATAAAATCAAATTACATCCATTGGAGATATTATGACTGATCAATTTGTTTCTTATCCACAACGCATTGCACAACAATGCGCTGAATCAATCATTCGTCTTATGAAAAAAGATGGCCTTAATTGGACGAAAGAATGGATTACACCTTTGCCAAATTGTAACGCGGTTACTGGCCATCAATACACTGGCACTAATGTTCTAATGACATCTTTAAATGCACTTAATTTTGGCTGGACAGATCCGCGTTGGATTACTGCCGCTGAATGCAAGCGGCGCGGCATATCGTTCAAAGCATGCAAAGCCACACCTATTTTTTATTACAAACCTAAAGAAGAACTGGAAAGTGAACCAAATGGCAAAAATCTTTGGAACGGCCTTAAATGGTATAATGTCTTTAACCTCGATCAACTCAGTCTTACGGCTGAAGATTGTGAAGATTTTATCAAATTACCCGAAGCCGATATTCGGGTTGAAACGCAGCGTTTTAGCGACATTGATAATTTTATCGGCAAATGTGGAATACAAGTTAAAGAGGCTAATTCAGCTTTTTATCGTAAAACCGATGACAGCATTAATATCCCTTCTATTGAAAAGTTTAAAACTGATTTGGGATATTATTCAGTCCTTCTTCACGAATTTATACACGCAACTGGTGTCCCTGATCGCTGCGCTCGACAATGTTATGCTGACTATCATTACATTGAAAAACAAAGGGCGCGAGAAGAACTCGTCGCAGAACTCGGAAGTGCGCAACTTGCCGTCTGGTTCGGAATAACCAAAGAGCCAGACATTAATAACGCAGCTTACATTAAGCATTGGGTTGAGCTGCTTGAAGATCATCCAACTGAAATTTTTAAAGCTGCGCGTGATGCAGCAGACGCAATTACTTGGATTAAGGAAATAGTAAAATGCCATATGCCAATGGAGGAATTGGATGGCAGCGTAGCGACACAAGCCGCATAGCTGCTCATTCAGTACGCAATTCTGCAACGACAATTCGTCACAGAATACTATCTTATATGAAGCATAACAGTCCAAAAACAACTGAGCAAATTGCTTCTAATTTAAGACTGACATACCGTGAGGTTCAGCCCAGAATTTCAGAATTACATAACAGTCAAAGGCTTCGTGATACAGGTGATCGAGTTGTCGGAAGTTACGGAAGAAGTGTTATTTTATGGGCCTTTAGAAGATAAGTTACACAACGTAACAATATTACGTTGCAAAATTTTACAAAAAATGTTTGTTTGATTCGACGGTCAGTTTACACCATTTAGGAGTAGTCTATGCCAATTTTAAGACTACTTCTTGACACTTTAAGTGATCAAAATTTAATCGAAGATGCAAAAATAACCTATCAAAAGAAAAAACAAGAAGAAATCGTAACAATTGTTTTTTCTGATAAAAACTTTAATGTTTCAGATTCCGAGGTAAACCTGTGGTTTGAAACAAATGACAAGGATAGCGATTAAACATATTCATAGAGTTAAAAAAACTCTTAAAAATGGTAAAATCGCTGAATATCATTACATTGAACGCGGCGGCCCAAGGTTTTGGGCTTCAACTGATTTAGTTGAAAAAAATGGCCCTGCTTACTTTGCTTTATACAAAGAAGCTTTAGGCAATACGCTGCCAAGCAAAAATCTTTTTAGAGAAGTTATTATTGCTTATTTAAAATCGCCAGAATTTAAAGAGCTGGCAGAACGTACACAACAAGATATTCAAGGAAGCATTAAACATCCTGACGGGATTGATACCAAATTTGGCAATGCTCCTTTACAAGCTTTTAACGATTACCGCATACGCAAAACAACATATGCGTGGCGCGATCAGCTTGCCGAGCGCTCCAAACGCACGGCTGATGCTAGATTAGCCCATTTAGCTGCTATTGTGACATGGGCATTAGATCGAGGTTATTTAGTTCAGCACCATCTGCAAAAAATTAAAAAATTATATAAAGTAGATCGGTCTGAAATAATTTGGACAGAAGCTGAAATAGATGAATTTTGCGCAATCGCGCCGCAATGGGTATCTAATATTCTTATTGTAGCGACTGAAACTGGACTCAGACCAGGAGATTTAGCAAAATTAAACAAAGCGCATATAAAAACCACGCAAACAGGCAAGAGAATTGTTCTGCGTACTGGCAAGCGCAACAAAGTTGTCAGTATTCCGCTTACAAATCGTTTACATGACCTAATTTCTTCGCTTCCCAACGATCAAATGCAAATTTTAGTTGGAGCAAGGGGGGGGAGTATAAAAAATTCTGATATTTTAGGTCAGACGATTGGCAAATGGAAAAAGAAAACGTCAATTCGAGCAGATTTGCATTTATATGACGCTCGAGGCACCGCTGCTACGAGATTATTCCAAGCAAATGCAACTTTAAAAGAAATTGCGCTTGTTATGGGCTGGTCAGTTCAACATGCAGCAAAAATGATTGAGATTTATTGCTCAATTAATCCTGAGAACAACGACGATGTTCTTGTTAAGCTTCAACAACCAGATTTGTTTAACTAACTGCTAATCTCTGGTTGATTCCTGTCAACAAGCCGCTACGCTGGTCTTGTATGACACGCCTCAACTGCAAGATTTGCTGTTTTTTCTGTAAACTGAGCTGTAAACCCAACTTTTTTTTATTTTTTTAAAACAGAAAAAAGTCAATAAAATCAATGGTCGGGACGGCAAGATTCGAACTTGCGACCTACGGTACCCAAAACCGAATAAAATAACTGTTTACAAACAGTTTTTCTGTAAACTATCTTCAGTTTACGGCCAAAAATATCAATTAGTTACCTGCAATCTGTAAACTCAAGGAGCTTACAATGAGCGATACATCTGTATCCAAAAAACCTTTTAAAATTAGTGAGGCAGTAAAGCCGCCAAGATCCCGAATTAATCTTTCAGATCCTAAAGGCGAAGCACTTTTTAACTTGAGAAATCCACGTCGAGAAGATGTTGAACGTCTACAAGACGAAATCACAGTTTTGAAGTTAGACAACCTCAAATATCAGGAAGAAAATATAAAGCTAAAAGATCGTATTAAACTTTTGCACGATAAATTAGCAAAACAAACCACATCGTATCGAGAGTGGTAAGTCCTACACAACGCAGCCTCAAATATTTGCGAAATAACGGATGGCATTGCGAAATAGTCGAAAGATTTTCTCCGTTTTCCAAAGTTCGACAAGATTTATTCGGCTTTGCCGATCTGTTGTGTCTTAAACAAGATTTTTCTCCTTTGCTTGTTCAAGTGACATCAACAGGCTGGTCATCTCGCATTCGCAAAATAAATGCAGAGCCGCGCGCGTGTCTTGCGCTGGCCGTGGGTTTTTCCATCGAAGTCCATGGCTGGCGCAAGCTTAAAACCAACAAAAATCGTTGGACTATTAAAATAACAAATATTGAAAAGGTTGACGCAAAATATGTCCTTTCAAATGTTTAAAATTATTAACGAGTTGAATAGTTTTACTCCGCTGCAAAAACTTGTTCTTTACGAACTTGCAGCATTTAAAAACGATGTTACTGGCGTTTGTAATCCATCACCAGAACGCATTGCGTTAAGTTGTAAAATGACAGCGCCCCAAGTGCGCCGCGTTTTAGATCAATTAATAAAAAATAAGATTATTGAACGTGGCCATAACGGTTGGCAGTTCAATCTAAAACTTCCTGACAAAAATTTTGTCTCGATTCCCCACGATTGGTTTCCAAGCAGTGATGCGCTGCAAGTTTTAACTGAAACCTATCCCCATCATTATTTTGACAGCGAGGAAGCCGCTCATGACTTTATTAAATTCGTCAACGGACGAGAAATCTCAATTGAACCAGCCGCTCGAGACGCAAGTTTCATCGCAAATATCTCAGCAATCCTTGAGCGTAGACCCTCTGGTTATGTCAAAATCGGTTATCAGAAAAACGATAAACGACAAAGTTTATTCAGCACTCTCTTTAGTTAGAGCCAAAAAATACCAAACTTTAAACAGTTGGTTAGAAATGCGGGAATTTCACACAAAAAAAAACACTGAACATTTGTGTCATATCAATCATCAAGCGTATTTGATTGAAAAGCGTCTGCACAATGACAAAATTATTGAAGCAATAAACTTTTTAACTGCTGAACAAACCGCAACAACACATAAAAACATCAAAGCAATTTTGTTTGAACTTTTTATTGTTACGCGACGACAATCGCTCATTCAATCTGACACAGATTTAGAAATTCTGTTTCAGATATATGTAAAAAATCTTTGTCATTATCCAATCCCTTGCATTCAATTCATTTGCCAAGAGCAAATGACACACAATGCTTGGTTCCCAACTCTTTCAAACTTGAGAATGAAACTCGATGCACTGCTCGGTGACATGGCGTTTCTGCGTCAAATTTTAGTCAACAAACTGGAGGAACGCCTTGTCAGTTACAAATAAAATGCGTCAACAATATATCGGCTCGTCTGATGCTCGTGACATTATGTATTCAAATTGGTCTGATTTGTTTGAAAAAAAGACAGGGCTTCGTGAACCTGATGATTTGTCTGATAATTTTTCTGTTCAGCTTGGCATTGCAACTGAGGATTTTCATATAGAATGGACTACTCAACGCATTGCTCAACATGATTTTCCATGTCATGCCACAAGCAAACAAAAATTCTATAAATTAACAACGCATAATGGAACGCCTCTTGGCGCTCACACAGACGCAATAATTGTCTCTGGTAATGCGCGTTATGTTTTGGAAGTTAAGCATTCTATGCGCTTCTCAAACGCTGTTGAGGCTGCTGAATTTTATATGCCGCAGCTTCAACATCACATGATTTGTGCTAAAAAAAGCGTTGCTTGTTTATCTGTGATCATAGGCAACAAAGAACCAGATCGCGCTTGGATCGAAGCTGATCAGGACTATCAAAACAATTACATCAGACGTTGTGACGAGTTTTGGCGATTGGTTGAAAGCCGATCACCGCCTCATGGGTATAAACCCGTCGAAGAAAAACGATCTCACACAGATCAAATTAAAATTAACGGCATGACGCGGCGCTCGCTCGAGCATTCCAATCATGCTCAAGAGCTTATTGACAAATACATCATCAATCAGCCCGCAGCCGTAACATTTAATAAAGTCAAAAACGAACTCAAAGCTCTTATGAGCGAATCCGAAGCTGAACTTTATCACCCAAAATTAACGCTCAAACGCAATGCGCGTGGCGCAATTTTAATTAAGCATAACAAGGAGTCATCAAATGCTTAAACTTACAATTCCAAATCAAGCTGCATGTGACTGGGTTAAATCAGTTGCAGAAAGTAAATCTCAAGAAAATCTTGATATACAACTCAAGCAAATCCATACCCAATCTCAAGCTCTTAAAGCAACCTTTGAGGCAATGGTTGGCCCAAACATGCAAATGTATGGCGATTTGCCTTCTAATCTGTTTTGGCATTTTCATTGTTACTTACAAATTCTTGATCAAACAATTGCTGAATTTGATAAGCAACAAAACTCAATAGCTGAAGAATTACTTGAAGCGCTTACCTCCCATCAGGAGGCAGCAGAATGACTAAAAAATCTAACGCAGTTGAATCGCTTATATCTGCTCAAAAAAATTGCGACAAAGTTGTTAAAAACTCTGTAAATCCGTTTCACAAATCTAAATACGCAGATCTACAATCTGTTCTTGATGCTTGCAAATCTGCTCTGCATGACAACGGCTTTGCTGTATTACAAACTGTCGGCAAAGATGAACATGGCAGTTTTGTCGAAACAAAATTGCAGCATTTTGACGATGCTGCTTTTTCTTCAAAAGTTTATCTCAGTTTATCAAAAACTGACATGCAAGCGCTTGGCAGCGCAATTACTTATGCGCGTCGATACGGTTTAATCTCGTTAATGGGTCTTGCCCCAGAAGATGACGATGGCAATGCCACCGTTCAAACGTCCTCTCCTAAAATTAAATCTCAACCCCCTCAACAACAAGTTAATGGAGGTCTTTAATGACTGAATATGACAACACAAATAGCGGTGTGGTTTATAAACCATATGAAGATCAGCAATTTGCTGGCGCTGGTAAATTAAACATTGAAGGTACTGATTATAAAATCATTACTGTTAAAGAAAGCCTGTCTAAAGGCGGCGATCCTGTTCGCGTTGTCTATGCCCGTATGGGTGTTCTTTTTAACAACGATCAAAAAGGCAATGACAAAGCGCCTCAATTTTCTGGGCCTATAGACACGCATCCAAATTTAAGAATGGCTGCTTGGGTCAAAGAAAAAGACGGTATGCATTACATGTCTTTAAATGTTTCTGAAAAGCAACAAGCTGCCGCTGCAGAAACAACGCAATCAGCCCCAATTCATCAAACAGATGACGATATTCCGTTTTGAATTGTAAAAGCTGCGATACACCAAAACGGTGTAATCTTTTGCAAAAGTGTCGCCGCGAGCAATTGTCTGCGGCGATGCTTGTTAATTCTGATCCCACAAACCTCGTCATTCTGCCAATGAGGAAAACCTATGCAAATAAAAGCACCAAAACTGTTAAGTGATTTTACGCCTTTCACCGTTGGCTATGTCCTTGGCGTAGCAACAATGGCATCTCCTGCAATTGCCGTTGTTTTTGCTATATGTGGCGTCTTTTATTTGTTCTTAAAATACCAGAGGACATTATGATTGAATTGCACGACATACCGTCATATGAAAAATTTAAACAACGTCAGTTTGAAGAAAAAAAAGCCTATTTTGAATCTTTAAACGCTTTAAAAATTACACAGGCTCAAGCCGCTAAAATTTGCGGATTAAGCTATCGTCATTTTCAAAGTTACATTCGCAGATATAATATTCATTGGCATAACAGACGCCCGTATTTTGCGGATCAAACTGCATATCAACGTCTTAGCACAAAATCTTTTAAGCAAGAAAATGATGTAATATTTTGGCATAAGAAAAACTTTAAAACTCATGAAATTTCTCATATGCTAAATCTTAAACATTCAATTGTAGATAAAATAATCAAACAAATTGATCAATTGTGATGGTACATTTCAAGCGCCGTTTTTAAGGTTTCTTGATTACGGCGCGTCCATCCTCTACCAAAATGCTCAAAAGTTTTTAGTCCTTCGTAAAATTTTTGACGCTGTTGATACACATATTCAATTATGTCACCTGCATCATGATTAGAAATAGCTTGTAAAGTTTTTGGCCCAATCGCGCCATCAGGTTTAGCAGACACAAATCTTTGGATAACTTTACTCACTCTGCCACTGCCCGAATTAACAGCCCAATCAAAAGCACACCAATCCAAACCGCTTTCAAGATCATCTCCGCGCACTCGATCCCAGTAATTTTTTTTGTAAATAGGCGCTACATCTTCAGCAGTTAAGCCTTTCATTTCCCCATCTACTACTTGGCTGCCTTTCCATTGCTCAAAAACAGCGCGAGTGACTCCAAGATTTGTTTCCCCACCAGGATCTTCTGGGTGATGAACATATCCTCCTTCGTGATGAAGAAGCATTTCTAAACATTTTTCAAAATTCTTTTTCATTTTCCAAAACCTTTCATGGTTCTTATTCCAAACGAGGCGGCAATGGACGCATACATCCCCCATTGTACCCAGAGGGGGGTAGTCTCAAGGTTGGCAAATCCAACGGCCATAGTGTCTTGAAGGCTAGGAACAAAGTTAGCAGCAAGGATAAGTACAAAAACAATCGTCCAGAGTTCGTCTTTCCAAGAATTATTAGACGCATCAATTGCAGATTGTTCCCAATCTGTTTCTGACGTTGCTTTTTTAAGCGCAAGTTCTGCTTTGCTTTTTTGAACAGCAGTTTTGCCATCTAACCAAGATGTTGCTAAACCACCAACTGCACCAATAATTTGACCAATCATTTTTCATGCCCCAACCAAACGGCAAAAGCACCTGTCATCGCTCCTGTAACGGTTGCTGTAAGCGCTGTAGCTTGCGTTGTAACCTCACCCTGCGGAAGCGACATAAACCACTCAATGACGCGAATATACATGATTGTCATAGCCAACATCATTAGCCTTGGCATAATTTTCCACGCCAAGATTCTTTCCATAACTATAGTCATTTTAAACCTCTCAGAAATTCAGTGAAAAAATACAGCGCAGCAAACCCACCCACGCTTAAAACCGTCACAATACTCCATGTGACATAACGAATAATTTGAGCAATTTTCTTTTGACGCGCTTCGGCTTCTTTTTTTCGCTCAACACGCATTTTGGCTTCAAAAGACAAGAATTTGTCCCAAGTGCCACTTTTTGCGTATAAGCGGCACATTGACTCGAGTTCCTTGCGTTGCTCGGAAAGTTTTTCCAAAGCCATAAACTCGTCAAAATCACTGCCAGTTTTGCCCATGATTTTAGCAAACAATCCGTTGCTTTTGCGATTGCCTCGAGCTTTTAATTCTTCTTCTGCGCCAACAAGATTTTTTAAAGGGGCTAGAAAATCACTAACCTCTTTGCCGTTTGCAACAAATTTCTTGATTGTTGAGTATGCAGCATTTGCAGCTGCTAACTCAGCTAACAACCTAAATCTTGGATTTTACACTTAGCCAAATCGCTGCTCCAATAAAGACAAGTATTCCTGTCGTTAAAAGGCGAATGGCAGTCCGACCTACTTCCGTTTGAATGTTACGCCAGCTTAATACTAATTGGCGCATGTCTTCTAAATCTTTAGTTGCAGTTTTATCTTCCAAGCCTAAACGCTCAAGAGCTTCTTGCGCTCCTGTTTTTGCAGCTTTGTGCAACATGTCTTGTAATTCGTCTTTAGTAATTTCAATCATGCTACGCGCTTCCATATTCCATTGTCTTTTACAAAAGATTGGAGTGGCGAAACCCAATTGCCTTTATAATTAACGTAAGGCGCAACCAATTTCCATTGATTATCGTGATAAGCGTAAGAATAAGCTAAGAAATCAATAACATTTGGACTTGCTGCAATCGTAGCGGTTGCAGTCAATCTTGCATGAAGCCCGTCGATATAAGTAGGAACAGCAACAAGTGAAGTTGTGGCTCTTAACGGAGCGCCTAAATATTCTGGAACAATGTAACCGTCAAAATTTAACAGAGCATTAGCTGTAATATTTAGCGCTTTATATCCTGTAGCAGTACCCGCAAAACTAAATGGCGCATTTGTTTCAGCATTTAATGCAAGTTCGCCAATAACATTTGCAGTAAACTCGGCGTTAGCGTCTACTTCACCATTAACACCAAGCTTGCCAGTAACAATTGCATTCCAAGAAAAATCAGCATCTGTTTGTGCATTAACGCCTAATTTACCTGTAACCAACGCATTGTAACTAAAGTCAGCATTTGTTTCGGCATTTAAACCCAATTTACCTGTAACTAATGCACTGTAATCAAAATCAGCATTAGTTTCAGCATTTAAAGCTAATTCGCCTGTTACATTTGCGCCAAAAGCATAAATAACATTGCTTTGTGCATCTTGAGTAAGACTTCCAACAGCATTTGCAGTAAATTCTAAATCTGCATTAGTTTCTGCATTAGTTGCTAACTCGCCAGTAACATTAGCTGCAAAATCTAAATCTGCATTAGTGCTTGCGTCAGTTGCTAATTCACCTAATGCATTTGCTGTAAACGCGTAAATAACATTAGAGTCTGCATCAGTTGCAAGCTCACCGTTTGCGCTTGTAGTAAACGCAAAGTCAGCGTTGACTTCTCCGTTAGCAGATGAAGAACCCGTTACATTTGAGGTAAGCTCAAATTCAGCGTCTATATCGCCATCCGTTGTTAGCTCACCAGCTGCGCTTGCAATAAACGCAAGATCAAAGCTTGCATCGCTGTCGGTTGTTAGCTGACCAGCTGCGCTTGCTGTAAACGCAAAAATAGAGCTTACGCTCGCATCTGTTGCAAATCCAAAACCTACAGACTTAGTAAAGTTTAAGTAAGCATTTACGCTTGCGTCAGTCGCAAGTTTACCAGCCGCGCTTGCTGTAAATGCAAGGTCAGCGCTTGCATCACCAAGGTCTGTTAAAACGCTATCATTAGCGCTTGTAAATGCAAATTGCGCGCTGACATCTGCATCAACCGTTAGCCCACCATCGCCAAAGGCAGTAAACGCAAAGCTAGAGCTGGCTTCAGCGTCAGTTGATTCTTCAGCTTGGTTGCTGCTCGTAAAGTTAAAGTCAGCGCTTACGCTGGCGCTAACTGATGTTGTTGTGCTGCCTGATGCTGTAAAGTCAAAATCAGCGGATACATTAGCGTCTACATTCCCGCTAGGATTATTGTTATCTGTAAAGTTTAAGGACGTTAAAACGTTAGCATTAACGCCAAGTCTGCTATTTATTGCGCTTGTAAATGCCAGATCAGCCGTAGGCGTAACATTAACGCCAATCTGACCATCTATCGCGGCAGTAAACGCAAAGCTGGCATCTGTTGACGCTAAGTCAAATACATTAGCAGATGCAGTTATTAATGCATTTGAACTTAATGACAATGCTGCTGATTGAGTTAAAGACGCTACAGCTGCAATTGTGCTGTTTGCGCTCAAATTAGCAGTACCTACTGTTGATACTGTACTTGCTGAAATTTTTGAACTAACTGCATTTAAACTTGCTGATGCTGTTTGCGTTAATGCAGGTAACGCAGAAATAGATGAACTTGCAGTAAGAACAGAAGTTGCTGGCTGAATAAGTTGAGCAACCGCATTTAATGACGTGCTTGCATTTAAATTTAAATTTGCAATTGTCGTTAAATTTGCTGTTGCTGATATAGCGCTACTGGCGCTCAATGCAGTTGTTGCTGATTGTGTAAGAAGCGCAGCCGAAGTTAAAGAACTGTTTGCATTTAAATTTGAACCCGCAAGTTGCGTAAGACTTGATGTAGCCAATACAGAACTGCTTGCGCTTAATGACGTAGATCCTTCACGCGTTAATTTTGCATTAGCTAAAACAGAGCTACTTGCGTTAAATGACGCGGTTCCGACTTGCGTTAAACTGCTTGCAGAAACTTTTGAGCCAATTGCTGACAAAGATGCAGAGGCATCGTGAATAGTGCCAGATGTTGCTAATAACGTACTGCTTGCTGCAAAAGTCGCAGAGGCTGCTTGCGTTAAAATCGGCGCTGATGTTTGCGTACTATTGGCAGATAAACTTGCCGCTGCTGATTGCGTTACACTTGATGTAACCGCAAGCGTACCAGTAGCGCTTAAAGACGTAGATCCTTGTTTTGTTATGCTTGCTGTAGCTGTTAAAGAACTTGTTGCAGCAATAGACGCGCTACCG